TTTAAGAAAGAGCTACTAGAAGGCCTACATATCTTTGGTTCTAATTCTTTCAAGATTGCTTTGTACACGGATACCGCTAATTTGAACGCTGATACTACGGTATATACTACAGACAACGAAGTAGCTAGTGGCAATGGGTATTCAACTGCTGGTGAGACTTTAGTAACAGTAACCCCGTCTAGTGGCGATGGTGTAGGGTTTGTAACTTTTTCTAATGCTACGTGGGCAAGTAGTAGTTTTACTGCTCGTGGGGCGTTGATTTATAACGATACGCAAGGTGATAAGGCTGTAATGGTCTTAGACTTTGGGGACAATAAAACAAGTAACAACAGCACGTTTACGGTGGCTATGCCCGCTAGTACAGCGTCTACAGCCTTAATAAGGATTACATAATGAGCACATCATATACAGGCACACTCAAATTCGGTAAACCTGCTGCAGGTGATACAGGTTGGGGTAACACGTTAAACGGCGAAGTTACTGATATGGTAGAAGAAGCTATTGCAGGCATGTCTACCATTAATACTTGGAGTGCAGCTACTCCGGCGGTTCATACGCTTACAGAGGCAAATGGGTCTACTTCCGAATCTAGGGCTGCAATACTCAGGTTAACTGATACTACGGGCGACATAGCATCTGTAGCGAACCTCATAGTCCCTGACAACACTAAACTATACTGCATTATTAATGAGACAGGGCACACAGTAACTGTAAAAACTGCTAGTGGTACGGGTATTGACATCCCTACAGCAGTGCAAAATAATGTTGTTTGTAACGGTACTAATGTTGTAGAGCAAGTTAACTACCAAGCGTCATCTAGAGCAGGTACACTAACTTCAGATGGCCTTACTGTTGCCGGTACGTTTAAAGTAGGCGCTAGCGGAGCGACCGTTACTACTATTGCTGATGAAGACGATATGGTGTCTGACAGCGCATTTAAGTTGGCAACTCAGCAGTCAATCAAAGCGTATGTAGATAACAATGGTTCGTTCCCCTATGTAGAAGAGATAGTTCCTTGGGGCTTGTCTACTACGATGAACACATCAGCGCAAGTCACCATAACTAACAACAATCTTTATTCTACGGTAGCAGAGTTCACTGTTCCCGGAAACGCGGATACCCAATACCATAAAATAGAAATATCGCCTGTTTTTTTCGCTAAACAAACGTCAGGGAGTTTCGAAAACGTCGAGACAAGTTATCGTTTGCAGAAAAAATCTAAAACTAATACTGGGGTTTCTTTGGGTACCATAGTAGATAGGGGACAGTTTGGCGGTTCCGGCAGTTATTTTTTCTATTTTACTGTGTCAGGCGATAAACGTCCGGTGTTAGGGAATGCTGTTAAGGTAGCTGACAACAATGTTGCAGGAGATCCGGCAGGTAAACTTGAGATTCAAAGTTTTCATTACAACGCTACACAGGACAAGACTTATATAGCATGGGATAACGGGCAAAATAATATTTCTGGTGGTCAGCCGTTTGCTCCGGGCGCAACAGCCTATATCGGGTATGATGGTTGGAGTGCTGTGGGTTCTTGGGTTGATGTTGGCTCGGCGCTAATACAAACTACCACAGAAAACTCAGGGTCAAGTATTTATGTACCCGTCTCTTACGCGTTACCCACAATACCGGCGTTTTTTGTTCAAAATAGTAATAGCGCAGCTACGGAATTTAGGTTTCAAATAAAGCCAAATAGTGCTAATAGGGATATACGCTACCAAAAAACCTACGTAGCAGCGCAAAACATTAGGAGAGGTTAATCATGGATGATGGTAACAACGTAGCCTTACTTAAATTAGATGCCCACGAAAGAGAGTGTGCAGAGCGTATGAAGAACATACAGTTCCAGTTAGATACTGTGGATAAGCGTTTAGATCAGGGTATGCATAAGTTTAGGAATATAGAACGTTTATTATGGCTTCTTTTTCCGGTGATTCTAGGGGCAGATGCAATTGCTCAGAACATACTCTAAGGTCTTGCTGCTATGGCTAGTCGCTGTAAGTGTATATGCTAACAACCAAGAAGGTAGCCTTAACACCTACCACGGCGAGAATAGTGTAGCTAATAGTAATAACAGTACTAAAGATGAATCAGTATCTAACACGTATAATGGTGCGGGGTCTTCTTCAGAAATACCTGTAGGTAGCGCTATAAGTCCTAGTTACATGTCTAATGGCATGGATACTTGTTTGAAAGGTACAGGGGGTTCACTGCAGACTGTAGGTGTAGGTTTTAGTAGTGGTGGGTACAACGTTGACCCAGAGTGTAATAGGCGTAGAGATGCAAAAGTATTATCTGATTTAAACATGAAAGTAGCTGCGGTAGCTAGAATGTGCCAGTCAGTAGATGTGTGGAAATCTATGTTCATTTCTGGTACGCCCTGTCCTATACTATCTAATGGTAAACTTATAGTTGGTAAGCGGGCGTTTCTTATGATGAAACAAAGCCCCAAAACTTACATCCCAGATTACGGCAAAAAAACTAAAGAGTGGTATAATACAATACTTAAAATAGGAGAGAGCGATGTCGATGAAGAAGAAGATGATTTTACCTCTATTAGCGCTAAGTACCGCAGCTCACTCCAGTGAGTTAGACAACTTAGTTAACACGTCGTCGGCTATTGTAAGTCAAATTGATAAAGGTATCGCGTATGTGGGTTCTGCCACTGAGTATTCTCATCTTGGTACTGCTATGTCTGATGGCAGTGTTTCAGAGTCCGCGCATATTACCTCACAACAGATCCAAGCATACAATGATGCTCTTAGTAATATGGCTAATTACATGCCTTATGGCGATGTCCGCGCTGTCTTAAACGAACGTGCTGTAACAGAACTAGAGCTTATGGACACGGCTATTGACACGTTTACAGAAGCAGTTGTAGAGATGGTGCAGGTTGTAGAAGTAGCTGAACTGGCAGAAACAGCGGCTACCCCCGATGAAGAAGCTGCGGTACAAGAATTCGTGTCTAACAACCAAGAAGTGCTAACTATTAGTCAAGAAGAAGTCACTGAGTATAATCAGTCTATAGATGACATTGAAACACATGCTAACAACGCTACGGCATTTATTGCGGTTGCCGAAAACACTGCCGCCGTAGACTTCCTACAACAGGGCGCAGAGAACAACAATACTACTGCGGAGCAAGCTGTAGTTACGTATTCAGCTAACAACCAGTGGGTAAGTATGCAGTGGGCTGGGACTAACAATGCTTCTGCTGTATACCTAAACGGTAACGATAACTTTGGTCTAGATGTATATGCTACACAAGCGGAAATATTAGTTGCGGGTCAAGAGTCTGAGTTTTATTTAACTGGCCCTACTGCACAAGGATATAACTGCTTTATGTATGGAGATTGTAATTATGAGCCTTGAGTCTAGCGAACTGACGATTGGTGGTCAGACGTTTAAAGGGGCTTGGATTGCTGTAGTATTAGCTATTGGTTCTACTATTGGTGGTGGGGTATGGACTGCAAGTAGTTTGTACTCTAGACTAGAAGCTGTAGAGGCGGTACAAATACCAAATATAGTGCCCCTAGAAGAAGAAGTATTGTTGATAAAGCAAGAATTAGAAGCTAATGATGTATCTAAGTTACAGGGTAAACTAGCAGAGCTAGGGACTAATTTAGTGGTTATTAAAGACCAACAATCAGGGCTGTTACTTATAAAACAACAAGTTACTGATGTAGAGAAGTCAGTAACAGAGATGCAAACTGTTGTTCAGAAAGCAGAGATTGTTGTTAAGGCGGTAGATAACTTTGAAGGTGATATAAAAGTTTTAAAGCGTGAAATACAAGATTTGTGGGATGGTATGGACGAGTTATACAACCCACTAAAGTGAGGTATATATGTTACAACATCTTATAGGCCCTATAGCTAATATAGCTGGGGGCTACCTAAAAAACAAAGCGGAAGAGAAACAAGCTAAACATAAAGCCAAAATGAAGGTCATTGAGAACGATGGTGACTGGGAAGCTAAAATGGCTGATGCTTCTGCGCATAGCTGGAAAGACGAATTTTGGACTATTGTACTTTCAGTGCCCATCTTTATGATTGGGTATGCTATTGTGGCTAACGATACAACAGTTATAGATAGAGTAGAGCAAGGTTTTGTTGCCCTTAGTAGTTTACCTGAGTGGTACCAATACTTACTGTTTATCGCTATATCAAGTAGCTTTGGTGTTAAAGGTGTTTCTAAACTAATGAGTCTAAGAAAATGAATTTAAAGTATTTTAAAGTAGAAGATTTTAACTGTCAGGAAACTGGTGAGAATGAGATGTGTCCTGACTTCTTACAGAAACTTGATGCACTGCGTGAGGTGTGTGGGTTTCCATTTATTGTAACTAGTGGGTACAGATCGCCTAAACATAGCATAGAAGCGGCAAAAATCTTTAGTGGCAAACCTGCAGGAACACACGCACAGGGCATTGCTGTTGACATTAAAGTGACGGGTGGTGCACAGCGTATGTCTATTATACGTAACGCTTCTATTATGGGCTTCAATGGTATTGGGGTTGCTAAAGGTTTTGTACATGTTGACACGCGAGAGACTACCCCAGTAGCTTGGAAGTACTAATATGCCACTTAATAAAGTCCAGTTTAAACCCGGTATAAATAAAGAAATAACTAAATATACCAACGAGGCCGGTTGGAGCGACTGTGATAAAGTTCGTTTTCGCCAAGGCTACCCTGAGAAAATTGGTGGCTGGACTAGACATGGTGGTAACACGTTTACAGGTGTTTGTAGATCGCTACATCAATGGATTAGTCTTGCATTTGTAAAGTATACTGGCTTAGGTACTAATGTTAAGTTCATGGTAGAAACAGGACAAAACTACTACGATGTAACTCCTTTGCGTACTACTGTTACTTTGGGTGCTAACCCTATAACTACCGCTAATACATCTACTTCTGTGACTATTGCGCATACTGCACATGGCGCTACTTTAGGTAGTTACGTAACCCTATCAGGGGTATCCGGCACTATAAATAACGTACCGGCATCAGACTTAAACAAAGAACACGCCATAACAGAAATAGTGGACGCTGACTCATATAAGGTAGTGGTGGCTACTACAGCTAACGGAAATGGAGCTGGAGGTGGTAGTTCAGTAGTTGCTGCGTACCAAATAAATGTAGGGCCGGATTTTCAGATACCAGTAGATGGTTGGAGTTCTTCTCCTTGGAACGATAGTACTTTTAATGGTGGTAATGGTGGAGCAGAGTCTCTACGTGTGTGGAGTCAAGCTAACTACGGGGAAGATTTAATTATTGGGCCTCGTGGTGGTGAGATGTACTATTGGGACACAAGTGCGGGCACAGGAACAAGAGCAACACCACTAAAGAATGTACTTAACAATGGAACAATTGCGCTGTCACAAACATCCACAGGTAATATACTAGCAATTATTCCCGGCATAACTTCTTTAGATTCTAACGTAACACCAAAAATAAGGGACGGGGCTGTAGTTACATGTACCACGGCAGGCAAGATTGCCGCCGGTACAACGGTTCTGTCTACGATGGCTAACAATACGGTAGTTAACCTAAGCGCTAATCCGTTAGGCGATGGCACTACGTTAACGTTTGTATTTGATGGTGATCCTATATCAGTTACTAAAGACTCTAAGGCAATAACGGTGTTCGACCCTACGTTAGAGTTTAATTATATGGTTGGGCAACACGTTACCATAGCTGGGGCTACAACCATAGCGGCTATTACTGGCACAGTTATAAACGCAAGACATAAAATAGCTACGGTAGACTCTGCTAGTAATACATTTACTACAGAACCCATAGCTGCCGCTGACCCTGCTACTAGCACAACGTCTGGGGGTGGAGCTTCTGTAACTGTACAGTATGAGTTATCCGCTGAGGTGCCAGTAGTACAAGATAGTTTATTAGTTTCAGACGCGAGTCGGTTTACTTTCGCTTTTGGGTGTAACGCGTTTGGAGATGCTACAGAAACACAAAACCCATTACTACTACGTTGGTCAGACCAAGAAAACGCTTATGACTGGCGACCCCGTTCAACCAATCAAGCAGGAGATTTGCAGTTATCGCAAGGCACAGAAATAGTGGCAGCCATACAGTCACGACAAGAAATATTGGTTTTCACCGATTCTGCGCTGTACTCGCTGCAATATGTTGGTGCTCCAGTGGTATGGGGTTCTCAGTTGGTTGGGTCGAATCTGTCAGTAGCGTCATCGAAGGCCGTTGCGTACGCCAACGGAGTAGCGTATTGGATGGGCAAAGAAAAGTTTTACAAGTACGACGGGACAGTACAACCGTTACGTTGTGATGTTAGAAAGCACGTATTTGATGATTTAGATAAAGGCCAATACGAACAAGTATTTGCAGGCACATTAGAAGAGTACCACGAGATATGGTGGTTTTACTGCGATTCTCAACGTGTAGCGCCAAACAAGTATGTAGTATATAACTACTTAGAAGATATTTGGTATGTAGGTACTATGGGCCGCAGTGCTTGGTATGATTCACCTATTAACGACTTCCCACTAGCTGCGACTGACACTTATAATTTGGTAGAGCATGAAAACGGTAACGATAACGGGCAAGGCGCTACGCTAGAAGCCATAGACTCGTTTATAACTTCTGGTCAATTTGGCATAGAGTCGGGTACTAGTTTTACTTTTATAGATAAAGTTGTCCCTGACATTTCTTTTGTAGGGTCTACTGCCGGCAGTCCTTCGGTTGAAATGTCTTTACTAGCTAGTAGCGAGCCGGGCTCTGCAGATAACACTCCTGCTTCAGAAGGCGGTGTAAACGAGGGGCAAGTTGCGCTAGCGGTAGATACGGTAGATGAGTATACAGATCAGCTAGATGTTAGAGTTAGGGGCCGGCAGATGGCGATTAAGGTACAATCTACGTCTCTAGGCACTAAATGGCAGTTGGGTACTCCTAGGTTGAACATGCGTCCGGACGGTAGAAGGGGTAGTTAATGGCTACTAAAATACGTAATAAACCAAAACTTTTCACTGTACCTGCTTTTCCCCGACCCCCTGCGGAGTATAGTTCGTCATACATGTTCAACAAAGATTTAGTGCTTAGGTTGTACCTACAAGGTGTAGATGAGGCGTTAAAGCAGGCTTTGCAGTATGATTCTGATGACATCATTGATGGTTCTATACCTAACAGTAAGTTAGAAAACTCTACAGTGTCTTTTGGTGGTGTTACGTTATCACTAGGCGGTGTTGATGCTACCCCTGCGTTTAACCTCGTCGATGCTACGGGATATTTAACATCTAACCTTGTAGGAACTATTACGAATGCGCAACTCGCTGGGAGTATAGAAAATGCAAAACTATCTAATTCCACTGTCTCTTATGGGGGTGTTCAACTGTCTCTTGGGGGCACAGATGCTACCCCTGCATTCGATTTAAGTGATGCTACTAACTACCCTACATCTAGTCTAAGTGGGACTATAGCTACAGCGCAGATAGCTGATGACGCAGTAACAGACGCAAAACTTGCAAATTCTATAAACGCTGCTATTGCAGCTAACACAGCTAAAGTAACTAATGCTACACACACAGGAGAAGTTACAGGAGCTACAGCCTTAACGATTGCAGACGGTGCTGTAGTTACAGACAGGATAGCTGATGATGCTGTAACAGACGCAAAACTTGCCAATTCTATAAACGCAGCCATTACAGCTAACACCGCTAAAGTAACTAATGCTACTCATACGGGGGAAGTTACAGGAGCTACAGCCTTAACCATTGCAGACGGTGCTGTAGTTACAGCAAGGATAGCTGATGACGCTGTAACTTCTGCAAAAATAACTGGGCCGTTTAGTAGCAAGCATGCTTTCAGCAATAATTTCTCTCAGACTATAAGCACTACGGCGGCAGTTACTGTATTTACCTTTTCTATACCCGCACCTGCAGGAGGCGTTGAAGCTACCCAATCGTTATCTGCATCAATACAGGTTAGGTTTTATAACAGTAGTAGTAGTGCGGTTAAAGAAAATCATCAGTGGAAAGTTCTTACGCAAATGAAGTCAAAAACTGTGGGCGGGACTTCTTTAGGCACCGCAACTTTTGTGGCTAGTCCGAGTAGTTACCACGCGTGGTATACGGTTAGTGGCGATAAAACATCTATAATTTGTAGTAACCGTGGTAATTTTGCAACTAGTATTACGGGCGCAAGCGCAGGTAGTATGGTAGCGGTCTACTACGATGCCGCAAGCGACAAAACTTTTTTTAGGGTATCAAAGTTTCCTGACGCTACTACAGTATATAATGGGGTAGAAGTGTTTTATAGCCCCACTGCTTTTGTTAGCCCCGGCACTTATGTGTCTAACCAAGGCTTTAATACCCAATACCTTACGATAGGGTCTACTACAGCATACCAAACTGTAGAGCTTCCATTGATGGCTACTTTTGGCAGGTCAACAACCGCTACTGACCTTAGAATACAATTTGACCATGTTTCTAGTACAACCAATTTAAGCACGGTGATAACTGGGCTATATGGGCATGTGGAGAACACAGTATGATACAAGTAGGATACACGAAATTAGTAGCTAATGCGCCTGTAGATGTAGTAGACTCTATACTTGAAGATGACATGCCTACAGCTAATGCTGCTTTGGTCACACTTCAAACTTCGTTATCCGGAAGGACTGATATAGACACCCTATTTATGCAGCAGTATGTTGGGGAAGACGACGAAGACGGAAACAGAATATATAATAAATTCGCATTTCTTGACCCAGCATAGGGCTACCAATGGCCGAAAAACAATACGACACGCAAAAAGGTATAGGTGTTAGAACCCGCGAGGACGGCACCTATTCTCCTTTAGATATAGATCAGAACGGCGTAGTAGATGCCCTTACTGACGGGTTGCTGGTACTCCGTTATTTATTTGGTTTGGAGGGTGATCAGGTAACAAAAGGGGCTCTGGCCGATGACGCTACTCGCACGGCTGAAGAAGTACAAGAATACCTTGAATGGGTTAAAGCGCACCCAGAATCAGAATTATTCAAAGCATTTGACCTTGATAATAGTGGGGATTTAGACGCCCTAACTGACGGCTTGATTCTTCTTAGATCCGGGTTTGACTTAAAAGTTGATGCTGCAGTAGAAGGAGCTATTGCCTCTCCAGTTTTAGGATTAAACGAGGACGGTAGCGCGCAATTTGGCGAACCTTACGCCACAGCACAAGAAATAGCTGCCAATCTCGATAACGCTCTAAATGTTCTACAACAAATCCCTAAAGATGAAGAAGGTAACTATAGCGTAACAGACTCAACACCTGAGCCTGAACCAGAGCCT